CTACATTCAACTAGTGTGGTCTACTGATAGCGCAACGGTATCTCTCCAGCATTTCCCGACGCAAATTAGTCCGGTGCGGCCTTCAACGGCGTCTTTGATTGCTACACTTAGTTTCGTATCGGCTTTGCCGTAAATATTTAGGAGTAAAAAATGGGTGGTGAAGGCGGATACACTGATACTGGTGGAAGCTGGTGGGATTATGTTGCTTCGCTACAAGCGGCTGAAGCGGCACCGCAAGCCGCCCCCGCACCGGAACCTACTCCACAACCTGCCCCCGCTCCCACGTCGACGCCTTCGTCGCAACCCCTGACGTATCAGTCGCTTTACGATCAGATCCAAGCCCAAGGCCCGACTATTGGTACCTCCGGGGGTTGGTATTCCGATCCTACTTCAGAAGGTGGTGGAGGCGGTGGAGCCGGTTATGTAGAACCGTGGACAACTACATCTTGGCAGACAGTACAAGGCGATAAAACCTACACATATGACCCGAATTCAGGGGTCATTTCCCAAGACTTTTTAAAGACGCCTTCTCGTTCTTTTAACGACAAGTACCAAGACAGCGGCTACGTCCGATATAACTACCTCCCTGATGGGCAGGTGCAGGAAGAGTTCGTCCCTATAAATAGCGGATGGAAAAGCTATACCGAGTTTCTTGGGCGTGCGGCTCCTATTATCGGCGGGGTAGTTGCAGCGGGCGCAGTGCCTTCCCTGTTTTCAGGAGTAGGTGCCGGTGGTGGTGCCGCTGCGGGTAGTGCTGCTGAACTCGCCGCCCTTGGCGAACTTGGAATTAACACAGCGTTAACTCCCGGTACTATCGGCGGTATTTATGGCGGTGCTGCGGGCGCTGCTGACCTTGCCGCTCTCGGCGAACTTGGGATTAACACGGCATTAACTCCCGGCACCGCTGGTGGGATTTATGGCCCCGCTGGATCAGCTATATCCGGTACGGGCGGAATCGCTAGTCTTTCAGATGCGGCCCCCGATATCGGGTCGGATTGGTTTGGAAATGAGTATGCGGACATTCCTTCGGATGTTCCTTCAGATGTTCCTAGTCCCCGTTCCGGTTCTCTCGATATCCCTACGGATTACTACGATTCAATCGACTCTGAATTGTTTGGGCCGGATGGCTCTTATGAGCCAATCGACCCTTCTGAGTTTGGTGAGGTTGTAGACCCGAGTAATTTGGCAGATCCCTCTAATACGTTGGATTTTCCAGAAATGCCGAGCGATGCGGCTTCTCCCTCTACCCCATCCGCCCCTTCGACTTCGAACCTCCCCCCCGCTGCAACTAGAGGACTGTCCGCTGCCGCGTTAAGGGCGCTTGGCGAACTTGGTATCAATACCGATCAGTTGGATATGTCGGACTTTAATAATTGGGAGTATGAAGAGCCTCCTCCCGATCTCTCTACCCCGGATGGTTCTTCATCCACTACTAAGCCGCCTTCAGATACTAAGCCGCCTTCAGATACTAAGCCGCCCGGATCGTCAACTTCAACTGATTCCAATTGGATGAAGGACCTTCTCAAGCTTATCGTAGCTGGTGGTCTTGGCTATGCAGCGAGTAAATCAGGGTCAGGCCGTGGAACGCTTAAACCTGTAGGTGGGAAAGGCCCCGATCCCAAGGCCCGACGGTGGGACCCAAAAACCCAAACCTACTACAGTAACTATACCGGTGAACGTATTTACAAAGCTGCTGGCGGTGGTATCTCAGGGTTGCCCCGTAATGAGTACAAGGCTGGCGGCAGATATTTGAGTGGCCCCGGTGATGGCATGAGTGATAATATTAAGGCCAATATTGATGGCGTTCAGGAAGCTCGCCTTGCCGACGGCGAGTTTGTAATCCCTGCGGATGTAGTCAGCCACATTGGTAACGGATCATCGAATGCTGGTGCCAAGAAACTCCACGACATGATGAACCGCATCCGCCATGCCCGCACGGGCAACCCCCGGCAGGGACGGCAGATCAAAGCCGAAAAATACCTCCCGGTATAAGGAACAGAAATGGCCGCGCTTGATTCAACTGGACAGCCAGTAGACTTTAGTAAGACTACTGAAGGCGGTATTTCTACCGCAATGGAACCGTATGTAACGGATCTATTCGAGAATGCCGCTGCCGTCGCGAAGACACCTTATCAACAATACGGAGCGGAGCAAGCTGCCCAAGCTCAGCAAACTACTCCTTATCGGGTAGCGGGTCTTAGTAATCTTGAACAGCAAGCACTCGGTGGTATCGGTAGTCTTCAAGCGTACAACCCGACGCAGTTCAATACTTCGTTTAACCCGTCGCAATTCAATGCGTCATACGACCAGACGCAATTTTCGAATACGTACAATCCGACGCAGTTTTCGAACACGTACAATCCGACGCAGTTCAATGCGGCCTATAACCCGACGCAGTTCACTCAGCAATCATGGACTGATCCTAATAGGATGCAGCAGTATATGTCGCCCTACCAACAGGGTGTTACAGATATTGCGATGCGAGAGGCCCGTAGGCAGTCAGACGTTGACGCTCAGAAAGAGGCAGCGGGTGCTGTAGGAGTAGGGGCATTTGGTGGTTCACGTTATGGACTTGTCGAAGCTGAAAGGCAGAGAAACACCGCCCAATTGCTGAACGATATTCAGACCAAGGGCCTTCAGAGTGCCTACGGGGCTGGAATGGGTCAGTTTAATGCCGAGAACGCCCTCGGTTTCCAAACGCAACAAGCTCAGAATCAGGCTAATCTTGCTGGCGGTCAGTTTAATTTCCAGCAACAGCAAGCTCAAAATCAAGCCAATCTTGCCGGTAGTCAATTTGGCCTGCAAGCTCAACAAGCTCAAAACCAAGCCAATCTTGCCGGGGGCCAACTCGGCCTGCAAACTCAACAGGCTCAGAATCAAGCTAACCAAGCTGCTGGGCAGTTTGATTTCCAACAGCAGTACGCGCAGAATCAGGCCAACCTCGCTGCTAATCAAGCCGCGTTCCAGCAACAGTACGCGCAAAACTTAGCTAACTATCAGGGGTATCAGTCGGGGTTAGGGATTTTGGGTACGCAGATGCAATACGGGTCCTTGCCCCGAACTCTTGACCAAGCTGGACTGGACACTGCTTATCAAACATTCTTGGCGCAGCAACAAAAGCCGTATGAGAATCTTAATTTCCAAAAGGGCATCATGAGCGCCCTGCCCCCTGCGTCCTACAGCGCAGTTACGGAATCTCAGAACTATGAGCCTGTCAACCCTCTCGCTTCCGGGGTTAACATTCTCGGTCAACTTGGCGGGTTAGACTTCCTCAAAAACGCTCTTAAGTAAGGTTAGATAGATATGTTTAGGACGCCTGAAGAGCTTACTAAAGCTCCACCCGAACTACTTAAACAGTATCTAGCGATGGGTGATCGCAGCCCGTTTCCTCGCGGTGCTATTGAATTGGCACTCAGGAACCAAGCGAACATGGAGGCTAACGCTCAGGCGAGTCAGGCTAAAGCGCAGGGTAATGCTAACCCGACTCAGCCGACGACTATTGTTGACCGCATTGCAGAAGCGGTAAAACAGAAGATCCAGTCCGAGACTCCTCAACCCCGCCCCGAAAGCATAGCTGGTATCGGCGCTTTACCTGTTAGAGATGATATGTTCCGTGCCGCAGAAGGCGGCATTGTCTCGTTTAAGGGTGGCGGTTCTACACAGTTTGACTACTCTAATCAATACGTACCCGAAGATATTCTTAGGGCGCATCACGGAGTCGAGTCGGCTTTTAGTCAAAGAATGGGTCCGTCCAGCGCCGATGCGCTAGGTCCATTTCAATTTCAGGGGCCAACAGGCAGGCAGTATGGCCTAAAAACGGATCAAGACCGCCTTGATTTCGCCAAGTCTAAAGACGCGGCTGCTAGGTACCTCGCGGATCTGCATAACCAATTCGGTAATTGGGAACTTGCTTCCATGGCCTACAACTGGGGGCCGGGTAATGTGCGGGCGTATCTCAGGACTGGATTGGGTGCCAATGGTAAGCCCCGTCCTAAAGAGTCACTTGAGTACCCCGGTAAAATCGCCGCTTTAACTTCTGACCCGGAGGGGTTTAGGAACCGTGGGATTAACAGAGGTGGGCTTCCCCAAAATAGGGACACTGAAAAATCTGCCCCGGCTACAGCCGTTGCTGCCGCTGGCGCACCTACGCTTAATAGAGAACTTATTGACGAAGCCGCTAGGCTGGAAAAAATTACTGAGAGAGAGCGTGATGACGCGCTTAAGGCACTCGGTGAAGCACCCAAAGCCCCTACAGAAGAAGAGCTTCTTGCCGCTAATCAACGGGCATACGAACAAGGTGATAAGTTTAATAAACCTTTCGTAGACGCATTCCGGGCTAAGGTAGCTGAGATGAAGCCGGATACGGCGCGGATGAAGGAAGAAAACACCGATATGGCTTGGAGAAGAGGGCTAGCTGCCCTCGGCGGTTCAAGGCAGCGAGGTCTGGGTGGGTTCTTGGGTAGTCTTGGCCCTGCTATGACGGTAGGGTTTGACAGCTACGAGAAGGGTCAAAAAGAACTCCGGGAAGCTGACCGCCTGCACAAACAGAACGAGCTTCTTCAGGCTAAGTATGAATTCGAAATGGCTAAAGGGAATAGGACAGAAGCCAATCGGATCATGGAGCGTCTTGTAGACTCCAGTAAGCTGGAGATGCAACTATACAGAGCTGGTAAAAGGGACGTTATTAGAGACACCACCGCTAATCGCACTGCTAATAGCGGCATTATTTCCGCTTTGCAACGCGACTTCGAAGGTCAACGTAGGGACCGCCGAGAAGCCGAACAACGTGCATCTAGCGAAAGAAATGCTCAGACTCGGGCTGATGCTATGTTAGGCGCTGCCGGTATCCGGCAGGGTGGGGGCGGTGGTAGAGCGACGGATCAGCAAGACGCACGGTTTGATAGATTTATGTCCGACTATCTAAGTAAACCCGAAATCCGTGATACGTTTGATAGTCAAGCTAGGGCGTTACTCGGACCAAACGCTAATCCGTTAACCGTGAGAGAAAAATCTCTTGAGCTTGCCCATGCGTATGCGGAACAATACATACGGGGTAGCAAACCTGTTCCCGCTGCCCCTGCCGCTCCCCGGCAGGGCCAAGACCTCGGTCCTCTGCTTAAATAAGTAAATTATGTCTCGATACTTCACTCTGCCAGATGGGTCTTATGTAACTATCCCTGATGACATGGATGTGGAGACAGCCCGCAAGCTGGCTATCGGTAGGTTTGCGGGTAGTCACGGTATTCCGGCAGAACTTAAAAGTGAAGGTACTAGGGCAGGGGCATCTCTTACTAGCGGGATCGCTAGTACGCTAAGTGTCGTTCCTCAACTGTATGGCTTAGCTACTGGTGACTTCAAAAACGCGCCGCTTGCGGGGACAGTAGAGTCTCTTAAGAAAAAAGCGGAAGAGATCCGAACTCCTGAATCTGCTTATCAGCGGGCCGTTATAGATAAAGCAGTCGATGCGGCTGGGAAGCGTGGCATCCTCCCTCAAGTAGGGGAAGTCTTTAAACAGTACGGAAGTAACCCTTCTATTTTTATTGAGAAGCTTGGGGAACTTGCTCCTGACGTTGCCGCTGCTTTGTTGACGGGTGGCACTACAGCATATGCCACCTTTATAGGGAAACTTGGACTCGGTGCCGTTGGCAAGCAAGCCGCAAAAGAAGGCGCTGAAGCCGCTGCTGAAGCCGCTGCTAGGACCGCCGCCGCTAAAGCCTCTGCCCAAAAAGTTGGCACTAATGTCGCTTTGGGGCAAGGCGCTATACAGGAAGGCGCTTCTTCCGGTAAAGAAACCTACGACGAAGTATTTAAAAACGAGTTTACAAAGCTTGTAAAGGCGGGCGTCCCAGAAGACGAAGCTAAAGCCCAAGCTCAGGAAACTGCTCTCACCCGTGCCCGTGCAGTGGCCGGGGCTACAGCGGCAGTAACCTTTGGCGCATCTAAGGCTCTTCCGGGTATAGAAAAAACGATCTTCGGCGGTGCCCCTGCTGGTCGTGTTAAAAGTGCTACTACTACCGGTTTAGGTGAAGCTGCGGGTGAAACCGCTGGCGCAGTTACCGGTCAGGTTGGACAGAATATTGCCGCTGAAGCGCCTCTGTCTCGTAATGTCGGTCGCACGATTGGTGAGTCTACCGCCCTTGGTGGCGGTGCGGGCGCAGTGACAGGTGCTGTATTTCCGGGCAAAGCGGGACCCGCTGCCACGGGACTGGAAGCTGAAGTAAATAGAATCATCCCGCAAGGAGTCGCTCCCGAAGAAGGGGTTGACGAAACCGCTGCGCGTCCTACTATTCAGCCTCGCCCCGCTCCCAAGCCGGGAGAAACACTTGCAAAAACAGGACTGATAACTCCTGAAGAAGGTGCCGAAGTTGATCGCGTCACAGCGATAAAAGACTTTTTAGACAAGGCGGAACAAGATGCAGGAGTCGGAGGACCGTCAGCCCCTCTCAATGGAGGAGATCAGTCTAGCGTGGCAATGGCTGGAGGCCCCACGGGGGTACCCGGTGCCAGCGCGGTTGAAACACCTACATCCGCTGGAATGGCTCAGCCTATCAGCGATGTTGCAGTTTCTCCTACAGGAGAAGGAACGAAGTTTGGTTCACTGAATGCGTTTTCGATTCCAGTATTGCGCCCTCGCCGTGGTGCTGATGGTGGTGTAGCTAAAGATGAATCCGGCAACGCTATTTGGGGGGAAACCGGGTCACCCGTAGTTAACTACTATGATCGCTACATCACTGTTGTGGATGTTAACGGACAACGAGTTCCGTTTTATCTTAGCAGTGGACAGGCGGGCAAGAAGGGCGTCGAGGCAGGTAAGTGGTATCCGATTTTTGGAATCGGGGAAGACGGCTGGATCAATAAAGGGTCCGAGCAACAGATCGCTAGCTACTACGGTGTACCGGAATTTAAAGAAGCCGCCCAAGAACTTGACAGAACTTTGGGGGACATGCGGGGCCGTAGTGACGTTCCTATTGTTAACGAAGAATACGCGCAGACGCTAAACTTTATTAACGAAGGGCTTACGCCTAGCACAAGGGCAGATTCGGCAAATGGCGCGATGGGCGCTAGAAGTCTTATTGACAAGATCATTGCCGCACGGGCACCGGAACAGCAAGCATCTGATGCTTTTGCCCAAGCTTTTGAAGGTAGGGGAGTAATTCAGGAGCAGCCCGCTGCTAAAGTTGAAGAGGCCCCTGAAGTTAAAACCGAGGCTCCAGTCGAGCCTGCCCCTGAGGTTAAGACCGAAGAGGCTCCCGTAGTTGAAGAGAAAGCTCCTGTTGCTGAAGAGAAAGTTGAATCCGCCCCCGAGGTGGAAACTGAAGCCCCGGCTGAACCTACCCCTACCAAACCCAAGCGTGAAACTAAAGCACAGCGGGTAGAGCGTGAACAACGCGAGTCGGATGAGGCTCTTAAGACTTTTGCTATTCCTAGATCCGCCCCTTCCGCTGGATCACAGCAGGTGGCTAAGTCTGCGCGGGGTGTAAACCTCAATCAAGTGCCTGAGCTTGACCTCGACTATTACCGGGCCACCCGCAAGCTTAATGATGTGATGAGCAAGCCCGGTTCGCAACGAACTGTCGAGGAGCAAGCCATCCATGCCTATGCCGCTGGTGTGCAGAAGGCTAATCCTAAAGCCACTATTAAAGATGTTTTTCGGTATCTCGCTTATGAGTTGGCGGAACCGTCTTCTGTCGGCGCTAAGCAGAGGAGGCTTTCAGAGTCTGCGCGAGTCTATGTAGAGAAAGCCCTTGGGCGTGATGCTACTAAAAAGCTCGATGCTGCGGTCGGTAAAGTAAAAGAAAATGTAGCCGCTGCGGATGAGGCGGCGGGACGCCTAACCTCTGATGCCGGCTTGGAATCCCGTAGGGGTGAAGAACGGGAAGCAAAACCCGAAACTGAACTTAACTTGCAAGAGATGCTTAAGGGTGTTTCTGAAAGTTATGAAGGTACGCGCAGTGGTGGTAAAGCCGTTCGCGGCGCTATCGCGGAGTTGTTGTCAGGGATCGGTGCCCCTCCCCGCGTAGTGTTTGGAAAAGTAGAAGATGGTCGCGCTGGTAAGTTCGACCCGAAGACTAATACTATTACTCTAAACAAAGATAAAGTTACTGAGGACGTTCTGCTGCATGAAGCAGTCCATGCCTATATCGACCATGCCATCGACAACCCCAGCAAACTTAACGCTAATCAGAAGCGGGCATTAGGGGAGCTTAAGTCTCTTCACAAACTTGCGGTTGATAGGTTCGGTGCGGACTTTGATATTGGCCCGCTGAAAGAGTTTGCTGCCGAGGTAATGAGTAACCCTGAGCTTCAGGCTCAGATGCGTCAAGTCAAAGTTCCGACGAAGCCGTTTACGTTCCTTGGTAGTTTTGCAAGGACGGTCGCAAAGCTTCTTAACATCCCAATCGCTGAACAAAACAGCCTCTTCCTCAGATCCGTCAGTGAGATTGAGTCGCTTCTTTCCGCCCCCACTGCGAAGGTCAAAGGTAAAGAAGTCTCTTACGCCCCTGAGAAAAAGGCGCGTACCTTCCGCATTGCTGGAAAGGATATAGAGATTGGGCGTCCGGTCCGTGAACCTAAGAAGTTGAGCAAACGCCAAGAGGGTCTGCAAAAGAAGAAAGCAAAACTGGAAGCGGATAGGCAGGCTTCTCTCAACAACGTAATTAACCTTACTGAGGGTAAAGCGGATGCCGTAATCCGGGCGCTTGCGGACTCTCGTAGGATGGTCGTTGTACTTGAGCGAAAGCTCGGGGATATGGGTAAGTTAGTTTTTGACACCGCTAGCGATGCCTTTAATGCGGTGGATTCTGCGCTGACTGCCTCTGCTGGTAGGACCAACTTCCTCGTTATGGATAAGGTCAAACCCCTACAAGACCTTCAGTACAAGATTGTCGATGCGATTGCTAAGCGTGAAGGTAGCGACGTTAAGCAGGTGTTCGACTCTCTTAACAGTTACTTCACGGTTCTGCATGAGCCTGAGCGCAGGCTTGATAAGTTTATCCGTACCGTCAGCCTTGAGCCACACAACGAAGTGCGTCGGTACAACATCCGCGAGGAGTTGTCGAAGGATAACAAGCTTAGTGTAAAAGAAGCTCGTAAGCTTTATGATGAGTGGGTAGAGCTTGTCCGTGATGACAGGGTTGCCCAAGAAAAAGACATCAGTAGTGACGAATTTTCCGTCACGGGTATGAAGGATAAGAACGGCGAAGACGGTAGGCTGTCTAGCGAGGAAGCTGCCAATATCCTTGGGCAGTTTAAGGATCGGTTTAAAGAAGACCCCGAACTTGCCAAACTGTATAAACTTGCTGAGAAGACCCAGCAGGAACTGAACAAAGTCACGATTGACCTGAACCGTAAGGCTAACTACGGTAGCCAAGGACTTCAGAACCTCATCAATGCTCGGGGCTGGAAACACTATGTTCCGTTCCGTGGCGCTCCGGAGTCAGAAAAATCTGACGAAGCCTCAAACTATTACGACGTAACTAACGTCAGTGGTGAGATGGCCCAAGTAGAGAAAGCCACGCAGGGTCGTATCTCCGCTCCTGAAAACGTGCTTCTTCGTTCTTTTGCCGAATCGGTTAAAGCCGCATCCCGTGTACCTCAGGGGAATGTGACTAAGGCTGTGTATAACTTGGTGAAGAACGGGCAGGTTGAAGGAAGTATTAAAACCGTTTCCTACCAAGACCGTGTTCTCAAAGATGCTAACCCGCCACGGGAAGATAACGTCATCTATCACTACGCTGACAACGGCAACCTTCATGCGATAGAGATCAAGAATCTTGAACTAGCTAAATCAATTCGCGGAACTTACAGCAAGCTGCACCCCCTTGCAGACGCCGCCCTTAACGCAGCCAGTACCGCTACCCGAGTTCAAGGTTCTTTTATGACCCGCTATAACCCCGCGTGGTGGGCGGGCGGTTTCGTAATGGACGTACTGACTAACACATTTACTATTAGCTCAAATTATGGGGCCACCGCCGCTGCCAAATACATGGGGCAAGTGGTACACGATATCGTAGCTACCAAAGGTTTTGCGAAGGCAGCGAGATTTAATTATCTGTATAACACAGGGCGGATCGAGGAAATCCGGAAGTTGGCTAAGCCGGGTTCGTGGTACGCCGACGCCCTAGATTATGCGGATCAAGGCGGAAAAATCGCCTTTGGTTCGGGGTTTAGCTCTAAGAGTCAACTACAACAACTGGAAAGCAGGCTCTCTAAGAATCCAATCATTGTCACAGGTCGCGCCGTAGACGATGTTATCGGCATTGTGACAGACTCTTTAGAGATGGCATCCCGCGTTGCTGCGTATCGTGTGTTTAGACAGCAGGGGTTGCCGCCTAGTAAAGCTGCGGTGGAATCAAAAGAACTTGCCAATTTTGAACGGGCGGGGGATTACGGTCGGGTTCTTGGCGCGGCTTTCACCTTCTATAGGCCCAGTGCTACAGGCGCGGTAAAAGCGATTGACTCCATCGCCCACGGTAAATATGGAAAGCAGACCGCAGGGTTCGCCCTCGCAATGGGGATGGGGCTTTACTTTATCACCAAAAGTATTGCTGACGATGATGAAGAGGGAAGGAACCGTGTAGAGAATGATGACGGTGATAGGTCTGTACGCAGGTTGCGTATCTTCCTTCCGGGTATGGAGAACCCGATCCAAATCCCGTGGAGCTACGGTATTGGTGGCCTAGCCGCGTCGGGTTTCCAAATGGCTAAGGGACTTTTCGGGAGTCAGAGTTTCGGCGACACCGCCAACAACATACAGAAGATTCTCAGGGAATCTTTCCTCCCCTTGCCCGCATCACAGATTGATCCACGTAAGCATTTCGGGGCATTTGTATATGACACGATTACCCCGTCGGTGATTAGACCGTTTGGTCAGGCGGTCTTTAACGTGGACTCTTTGGACAGGCCGATTTTTAAAGAAGGTCCGTCTAGGTATGCTGAAGCGTTTGCAACGGGTAAAGACATCCCCGACTGGATCGAGGACTTTACAAAACATCTTTACCGGAACCACAACATCGACGTTTCCCCGCGTCTTGTCCACCACATGCTCAGTAACTATGTGAGCGGTATCAGTGGCATCGCTTCCGATCTTGACGGCCTATCTAGGACTGCTTACGGGGATAAACAGCTTTCTGCGAAAGACATTCCGATTATTAAAGGCTTCATTGGAACGGAAGCTAATATGGACCGGAAGAGGTTTGATGAGTTCTCGGAGCAAATCAAGAAGTACGAGAAGTCTATTAACACCTTTAAGAAACGAGACACACCTGAGTCATACGATCTGTATAAAGAACGTAACCCTACCCATGAAGCTGCGGTGAGGCGTTACAATCAGATGGTTAAAAGCCGTCTTGATCCGCTTCGTGCTGAAGCCAACAAGATTGATTCACCTAAGTACGGGCTGAGCGCCGAAGAGCGTAAAGAAAGAAAAAAGGAAAACAGGCTCCGACAGAATCAGGCCATGCGGGACATCATGTCATCGGTGCAGTACACCCTTGCGGATTAACGGCCTTGGGCTTTTAGCACCTTCTGCTCGTACTCATAGTCCGCAGCGCAGTCTGACCCACAGAACAGCTTGTCGCCTTTAACCTCTTCGCTGCAATAGTGACAGCTTCCGCACCGGTCTAGTCTCGCTCCGCGACCAATCGCTTTTGCTTGGTGTTCAATAAGCTCGCGTAGATTTTCTTCTACGCGCTCCAGCATCTTTTCATTCATCGTCGTTACTCTTTACTGACCAGCACCGGACTACGAGGATACCCTCTTCTACCCGCGTCCTGACAAGCACATCAAGGCCGTAATTCTTAGCGGCTTTCTTTATTGCTTGTTTCATATAGTCCGGATTATTGGTCGGTATACAAAAAGAATCCCCCGGTTCCATTCCCATGAATGGGAATGCCCATTCAGGCTCCGCAAACATTATAGCCACTCACTCCGTATCATCGTTAACACTATTTATATCTACTTTGATATTGAATGTATAGGCGGTCACAGGAGTCTGAGGGGCGCTACCCCATGCACGGGCAATGCGTACTTTTTTCGGTGGCCCTAGCATGGTATTGCTGGCGAGCAGGGACTCTTCAAACCTCTTCGAACTAAACTTCTTTTCTTTAAGATAATCAAGCAGCGCCGACTGAATAACATACAGACGATCTGCATCAGGCTCCACCCGCATTACTAGCCCCTTGAAACTTAGCGGAATACGAGCCGGAATATAACTCGGGGTCTTCCTCAGGTCTGCGGTCGAATCCACAACCAGCATGTTGCTTGTATTGCTGTAGATAAATGCCTGAAGAATATCGGAGGCTTCCCCGATCTTGCCCGCGTTCTCAAGCTCAATAGCCCGAAGTTTCTTAAGCAGATACCGGTACGTATGCTCAATGTCGTAGTCATGCAGGCCGAGCATTTTTGATATCTCTGAACCTGTTAACCATGTCCCCACCCAGTTAACCCAATAGCGGTGCTTGGATTGAGCATCGAAGTCCTTACTAAACCGGCGGCAGTTTTCTTCGATACGCTTTTTAATAGCCTCGACATTACAGACTACATACTTAATAAAAGTTATTCCAGCATGTCCGCAATTGGCGTTGAGGGGTTCAAGATGTTCCCTAGCCCAATCGGTACTCATGGTCGGAGGCATGTGAAACTCTATCTGAATACAGCGGGCGAACTCACCTTCAGGATCAGCCCGGTGACTCTTAAGCTTCTGATAGAAATCTTCGTTCGTACTCATCATGCTGTGCGTATGGAAGATGGGCAGATCCTCCCTCTCCGTATTACTCGACGCATTCATGCGTACTTTGTTCGACCCAAGAGAGCCGGCATAGATAAAATTAGAAAGCGCCTCAGGCATGATGTTCGTTTGTTCGTCACTGCCATAAGGCAGGGAGTTGAGTACCGACATCCTCTGAATACGGGCGTTCTCTGTAGTCGATGTAACCAACTGCTCAGTGGGATCACCCCAAATTGACAGTGCGCCTTTGATGGAGATAGTCTTTCCAGTACCGGCAAGCTCGCCGTATGCAACTAGGGTGATGCCGTGAATATTGGCTAGCCGCATCAGCGGGCTGTTAAATCCTGACAATGCGAATATCGCGTGGTTCTCAAACCCCGGCTTTGAAAACTGATTAAAAGCTTTCTTCCAAGTTTTAAAATCGCCACTGGGGTGAAAGTATTTAGCGATCTTCCTAGTGCTATCGGATGGTGGGCAGGGGCGTTCTGTCCCGTCCCTAAAGTATTCTGTATTTCCCAAAGCAAAAGACTCGCCGTCTTCTGACCAGCCCAATTGGTCACGTAGCACACTAAGTCTCTTGACGGACTGCAAGTACGCAGCCCATTTGTTCGTGTAAGACATAAGATGTTCCCAGTAATTCTTGTTAGCGACCACCACACCTTTGGATGACATAGCCTCTTTGAATCTTTCGGCGGCATTGGTCACACTCAACGGAACATAGAACTCTCTTACAGGGTCCAGCGGCAGGTGGATGTTAAGGGCTATGTTCTCACCGGAATGTTTAGAGTACAGCCGGTCATAGATTTCAATGTCGTATGGATAGACTAAGTAAGGCTCCGCTGCTATCTTTTTCTTAGTAGCTTTATCGTACTCAGGAGGGGGCTGGAAGAAGATGCCGCCATTAGGCCCACGGACAAACGGGTAAAGCTCGGGAGGAAACGCTTCGCGTTCTTTGACTACCTGCCCCTGCTCATCTACTACCGGCTGCGGTTCCTTAAGCTGCCGTCCTAACTCTATAGGACTAGAAAACCGACCCTTGTGGATACAGCCCTCACACTTACCCGCGTCGATGCTTTCGAAGGTTTCGCACCGGTAGGGGCCTCTAGTGGCATGGGCTTTCCGTTCTGTTTCGTCGTAGTCATACTCAGGATGATTCTTACTGATAAGGTGAATTGCTTTACTGCGGTCATCACACACCTGCGCGATTGACAGCACCGCCCGCCACCTCGGCTCATCCATCGTGGCTTGGTTAGCCACAATGTGATTTATCTGAGCGCAGCCCTCATCCTTAAGCATGAGGATCTTACGGAATTTAGTTTCGTAGTTTTCGTATTTCGCCCGGACATATTCCTGAAGCTCCTCATCATCTTCCTGTACCCGGATGTATCCGGTGAAGTCGAAAGCGGGCTTGCTGACACCAGCCTTTTCAGCGGCGTCAAGAATCTTTTGCTTAATTTCCTCGTAGTTAAACGTCTTGATTGGGGTCAGTAGTTTGGTGCGGCGCGGCGTACCATCTTCTGTATTCCAGTTATTAGTATCAGGGCAGCGCATGATGCGGGCAGCGTCAGCGACCACCGTCGGGTCATTAGTAAACTCAAGTTTGGAACACAGATCCTTAAACACCGAAGCCGTGCTTATCCACTCAGCCTTGTCGATATCGCGATCAAGCGGCCAATAGGGGTGGATACCGTTACCTGAATCTACAAGTACGGGTTTGGGTAGATTGGTTTTGCTTACGAAGTCTTTGAGTGCAAGCAGCGCCGCTTGCTTATCTGCGTAGGACTTGTCGTCCCCTTTGCAGTCTAGGTCAAGATAGAAGGCACGGAAATACAGGCAGTTATCTGCGGCCCGACTGTCTACTTCTTTACCGGCGTAATTAGTTTTCTTCTTGTCGCCAAACCCACCAACAGCATAATAAGTATTGTAGTTGTTTCTTTCTTTACTACCGTCGATGGCGGCAAGTAGTTCCTCAGCGTCCTTGACCTTCCTCTGCCTAGTTATCCCCCTCCCGTTGGCTTTTTCTATTGTTACTACAAAATAGTCCCCTACCGTTGGCAGCACCGCCTGATAGAACTCGCGCACCTCTAGCTCCGAAAAAAGGGGAGGACACATTTCTGCGCCCTCCCGTACCAATCACATGGCTGGATTGCCACTCTACATTGTTAGTCCTTGCCCAACAACCACCGCTCTAGCTCGGGGTTGGATATCTTCAAGATATCCATCTTCTCAGTCAGAGTCTTTTCAAAAAAATCCGACGAACTAAAAAACGACTCATACGACTGCCGTGCTTCTTTAGAAGTCTTGGGCAGGATACCCTTCGCAAGATCCTCTTTGAAAGCCATAGTCAAAAGCAGAACGTCCACAGCGTTAGAGCGACCGATCCGCTTACCGTTAAGCCACCCATGCACAGATGCCCTAGTCACGCCCAAGATATTGGACAGACTGCCCGGTGACACGTTTGCCTTCAGTACGGTCTTAGCAAGATCGACATTGATCTGACCCCGAAAGGTTTCCGCAACGTCGGGGAGGGCTTCGATCCGAGCCTTGGTCTTGTTAGCAAAAGTAGCGTTCTTCATTCTTCGTCATCCCAGTTGTCCAGCACATCTTCAACGCTATCCCCTTTCGGTGCCGGTACGGGGGCGGCGGGCTTCGACGGCTTCTTAACAGGAGCGTCTTCCACATCTTCTTCTTTAGAATAGAAGAGCGAACCTTGCTTAGGTGCAGCGGGAACTTTATCCGTCTGCGCGACACTCATACGAATCGCTGCCAGCGCGGCGGGATCCTCACCACGGGCCTTGATGATTTCGTGTTCACCTTCCTCAAGCGGCTTCACTGCGCGGAAGAGAAGTTTCTGTCCAGTAGCCTGCGTATCGAACCGGACTTCAGTAACTGCGGCACCCAGCGGGATGTTGTGGGCTTTAAGCAACTGAACGTAGGCTTCGAACGGCAGCTTGTTGGGTTCACCAGCACCGAAAATAGAAGTAGCCGGGATCACAAACTGATAAATATCCCCTTGCAGATCGTCTGCCAGTACCACTGCCATCCGGCGGCTAAACCGGCAAGCGCGACCTTCGCCGTTGCCCGAACCCTTGATGTTCTGAGGACAGTTAGCACAGGTTGACGACTGCTTGTTAGCTACACCTTCGTCGGGTTTGGTGCCGTCCGTAGACCAGCAGGACGGGGCAAGCTTTTCGCCTTCACGGTACGACTCAGCGTAGAAAGTACGGCTAGGCTTGTGCGCTGCGCGAACCACCACAACGTCAAGCGACCGACCTTCTTTGGTGGCGATCTCTTTGCCACCGACAACCATACGGAACACACCACCACGGATACTGATCCGCTTAAAGCTACTACCGCCGCCAGCAATGGCGAGGGTATCCGCATCCAACTCAATGTTCTTGAGATAGGCGGGGAGGTTGCCGCTATTTTTAAACAGAGTAATTTCGCTCATTATTATTCCTTGGGTTGTTTCTGTGCGAAAGCGTTTTTTGCAGCCGTCGTCATGGCTTCAGTGAATTCGGAAAATTCTTCAAGATTATTAAACCAAAGATATCCTGCCACTGAAGTCAAAGTTAAATCTCCCCCGTCGTCATTATATTCAAAAGAGAACGCCTTAAATTTTTCGCCACCTGTGTCAGAAACTTTGACTGCAAATGTGTCCGGTTCTACAGAGAAAGACAACTTGTATTCACTGATACTCATTTTGCTCTCCTAACTACAACCGCATATTCATGCGACACGTTAATACCGGGGGGAATTACATCCGGGTTCTGATCCATAAACTCCTTCATAGCTCCTTGGTGTATGCGCTTTTCAAACAATTCCAGCGCGTCGTTCTCTTTAACAAACTTACGGAACGAATCCCAATCGTTCGTCCAATACTTAGACTTAACCGTCCGCGATGCAGTACCGAACGTACTCTTAACCGAATCCAGACCGCTCTCTTTACAGAACTCAAGAATCTTGTTCTGCACTACCATCAACTGCTTAGCCAACTTCTCATCTTCGTCTTCGAACTTCGTCTTCGCCTCAAGACGGGCGTCCCGAATCTTAAGGTAAATCTTGATGAGCCTGTCTACTGACACGCTCGCTTTTTCTTTCTCCACTGTAAGCTCCGTTTGCGTTGAAGGATGTACATTGTAACCCGACAATAGGGTAGAGTCAAACCTAAGTGTTTCAGTTTTGTAGCTTTATACACTTCTGAGATTTCTATACATATCAGTTAGCTCCGAGTGCAGGTTCTTCTTGTCCATGAGCGCCCGGTAAATCTTGCGTTCCACTTCTGATCCCTGTATGTGATGCACGGTCATCTTGTTCTTCTGCCCCACCCGGTCGATGCGAGCGATGCACTGAAGGTAGGTTTCCAACGCAACCACAGGCGACCAAAACACGACCGTATCCGCAGCGGTCAGGGTCACCCCATGCGAAGCCGACTGAGGCTGAATCACTAATACTTTCGGGTCAGCTTGCGTCTGAAACCGATTGAAGATATCGGTACGTTTCCCAACGGATACATCTCCGTTGATTACATCGACGCTAATTTTATTTTTAATAAGATAGTTTGCGATCACATCAATCGTGTGCCGGTATGGCACGAACACTAGGACTTTGTTTTCTGTTTCGTTAAGGATCTCCTGTAAAGCATTTAGCCGGTTGGATACGTCGAATTCCAATACCTCTCTATCATCAGAGTAAACAGCACCGCCCGATATCTGTAGCAACTTCTGAATCTGTACCGCCGCATTCACTGCGGACACCTCCTCACCCGATGCCTCAAAAAGCATTTGGCTTTTAAGCGTTTCGTAATATCGCTTCTGCTGCGCGGTAAGTTCAACATCCCGCATCAGGTACATGACCTCAGGCAGGTCTAGGCACTGCGCCTTTGTAAATCGAATAGCGGGTTGCAACGCCTGATAGACTAAATCCCGCGATTGGGGTTTAGGAATCCATTTGAACTGCGTAATCTTCTGCATGGTTATGTCCTGCCATGCGCCCTTGGTGCGAGGCACCCGAGAAGGGGAGATTAGTTTAGCTAGACCGAACGCATCGAGCGGGGTCTGTGCGGCGGGCGTTCCCGTCAACAGCCAAAGTTTTGTGTGTGGTTTGAGGACGCCCGCAATCGTGCGCCATCTCCTAGTCGATACATTCTTTAGCGCGGTGGCTTCATCACAGACAATAAGATCAAACCCGCCATTAGCAATCTCGTCTTGGACAATCTCTACGCCGTCGTAATTGATAATTACAAACTCTGCATTGCCACTGACGATAGCTTTTCTAGTCTTAGCCTCGCCGTAGGCCACCTGCACGGTGCGGTTCATTGCCACCTTGAATAGGTCGGAGGCCCATGCGGAATTCATAATAGACAGCGGGCATACCACAAGAACCCGCTTGACTTTACCTATCTTCATTAGGTAGTCCGCTGCCCATATAACTGCGGAAGTCTTACCCGTCCCAGCCTCGTTGAACACGAAGCATCTATCGTGCATGGTGAGGAAAGCGGCTGTGGCTTTTTGATGGGCGAATGGTTTGTGAAACCCTGTCCATTCGTACTTACCTTCTATAGGGGAAGGCGTCCTGCTGTAGCCTAAGTTCTTTAATACCCTTGCCTCGTCGTACCCCCAGTAAACCAACATCTCGTACATCGGCCCTTTGGGGTGATCTAGTTTTGACAGCACCTTACTTCGCGGGATGGTGGCTACAATCTTTTCCGGGTTATGTGTCCGAATTAGAAGCCCCTTGTTATTAACTATTTTCATGGGTTAGTTTGTTTAAGTTGATCGGTATTTAGTAGGTAAACCAGGGCTTATTTAAAAGCAAATACAAAGGCTAATAGGGCGAACACGACTTGCGCGTTCACCCTACTTCCTATCTAGCCTGACGGTCGGGAGCTACTAATTGAGGCTCTAAGGAGGACTCAAAAAGCGACCCGCTAGACTGACGGGGTTTAAAGCCCTTGCGGCTCCGGTACTTCCACTACCCGCCTAACACGGTACCGGATGGATAAAACTATTTCTTCGGAGTATTCTTCTTAACGCTACCGTCGCTGTTACGACTAAAGGAAGCGTTCTTGGATCGTGTGGTCAGACGCAAATTACCTGCGCCACTACTACCGCCCTTACTCAATGGGACGATATGGTCGATCACTTTACCATCTCTGTCAACGCCTTTCGCATCCATAGCTCTGCGTGACCGTGCCCGTGCGGCTCTAGCAGGTTTTTCATTCCGCTTTTGCTCCATTTCCCATTCATGCTTATAGGGACGGGGCGACTTGGTGTATGGCATGTCAGTCTTTCTTGTTCAGATTCTTCTTGGTATCGTCGTCTTCTTTATCTTCTTTCTCGTCTTCGTAACGGTACTTATACCCGTAGTTATTTAGATCAATCTCTACACCCGTAACTACTTTAGCGGGCTTAGTTTCGATCTCGATCCGTACTGGATTTTCTGTAACTACTTTTACTGGCGCGGGGTTAACCGTTAGGAATACGGAGGCGACAACAGGCGGCGCGGGTATAGGGTCAGCAACAACGGGGAGAACGTGGTCATCATCACTTCCACATCCAGCCAATAAAACCAAGAAACACAAACGCTTAAGCATCTTCGTTAACCCTTATCGCTGCCAACATTTTGTTAGCTACCCTAGCCTGAGTAGAACAGGATTCAATGCGTCTAGATATATTCAAAGAGAACGCCTGAATCGCTGCGGATATACTCGAAACCTTTCCCCAATCGTTTTTAAAGATTGCCCTATCCAGTGCGGTCACCATCTTGTGAATCGTAACCACATCATCTTTAACTACTTCTAACTGTTCTTTTATGTCTTCGCTGATTCCGTCAAGAACCTCAAGCGTATCGGCCCTAGACTCTTGACTAATCCGTATGTCCATCCGCTTCTTGGGCGCTGCCATCCGGGCTGCTACTAACTTAGCTTGATGCTCAGGGGTTATGGTCTTCTTCGGTTGCATGGCGGCATGATATCACCGTCTTTTGGGTCGCCAATAGGCGCAGCTTTCCACTGGACAGAACCCACATAGACCGGACGACTTAGGGTTAAAGACACCGTAACGCATCGCGTTAGTAAGCTTGTCTAAAGACTCTACAAAACGAGAGGGTAACTCTTTCATTCCCTCACGTTCGTATTTCGCCTTGATGAAGCTCTGCTCAACCGTAAATAGCAATCCAGCCTTGACCGTATCAATCTCGGGGAAGTGCTTAAACAGCATGAATGCCATCAGGGCTAGCTGACTAGTATCAGCATACCTTGACTTACCGGATTTGTAATCAACAATAAATGCTTTCTTCTTGTCCCGGTTAAGCACAACAAGATCCGCAATCCCCCTACAAAAATATTCAGGGTCATCGAATGCACAGGGAGATAGGTCCGCCTTTAGCGCCATCTCGTATTCGCAAAGTTTCTCGCCGTCGATCTCGATCAGCTTATCAAGCTGACTCTGCATAAAAGAAAACCCCTTAGGCAGGGGTTTTCCATCACGCACATATTCCTCGGCTGCCGTATGTAACTCGGTTCCGTAAAGAGCCGCTTCGCCGGGGGAGTCCTCAAAGTTTTTGGCTATGCGGATCTCATAATATTTCTTCGGGCAGTTATCAAACAGTTTAAGGCTGCTGAAGCTCCACTTGATAGGGGATACCGTCATTTTCTGCGAGGAGCTTTACTTGGTGTTTTAGTAATCTCGATTCTACCGTAAGTAGGGTAGATAGTTCAATTGCAAAGTCCCAGTCCTTACGAAGCACAGCTTCCTCAAACCCTCTTACATATCGGCGCATCTTAAGGATGCTTTCTGAGTAATCTACGATCTCAGTTTCATGTGTCGCCATAAGACAATCCCCATCCGGATTCACAAGCTACGGGCAGACCCTCTGCCCAACTAGGTGCCGTAGACATACACTCTTCGATGTACCGCACGGCTTCTTCCCGTTCCTCGGCCTTGCATACTACCACCACGGCATCATGCACGGTCAACACAGCCCGGTACCGCCTACTGATTTTCAGCATCTGTTCAGCGACCACGCACCGCGCCAACCCCTGCACCACGTTCTCAACTATGGTGCCGAACCACAGGGGGGTTTTACCCTTACGGCTTTCGTAAGAATACTTAACCTCATCCGCTTCTGTGATACTAGACAGGCCGGGGTACCTGATCTTATATCCGCTAGGTAATCCAATAGCATTAGTGCCAAAGAACCGTAGACACCCCTTGTTACTGAAGCCCCACGGCTTCTCATTGTTCATAGACTTAAGCGCCTCATGAACCTCGTACCAAAACGCTCTAATCTTGTAGTTTGATTCCCGGTAAACCTTGATGATTTCAATGCACTCATCCTCGGTCTTCTCAACGCCAGCAGACTTCAACTCAGCGCGAAGTTTTTTCGCTCCGGTTCCAAACCCGCAACCAAGCACAACCGTCTTGGAAAGAAAGCGTTCTTCCTTTGTAATTTCTTCCGGTTTTTTCTTGTAAATCTTACTGCCCATTAAACGATACACATCCTCTTTATTTCTAAATGCTTCTAGGATGTCGTTCTGATCTGCAAGCCATGCCAGTACACGCGCCTCAATCTGTGAAGAGTCACAGTTAATGACGACATGACCGGGCGGTGCCACCATAGAATTCTTTAGAGCTTTCTTCTTAGGATCTCGGCTCGGTAAATTTTGCAGGTTGATCTGATCTCCACCACCCCAACGCGACGTATGCGCCCCGCAGTAGAACAGGGGGATGGGTAGTTTGCCTTCGTTTCTTTTGGCGATGGCGATGAAGTTCTCGATCCGGCCCTCCTCCATCGTGGATTTAGTCCCAAGGCGGACAGAACATAAAAGCTGTACGAACGGGTCGTCCATGTTTTGAAGGTCGATGAACCCTGAATCTTTTTTACCCAACGCAGGTATGGACTTACCCGTAGCGGGGGACGTTTTCATAGGGACTTTGATCCCTCGTACCCTCAACAGATCCGAAAATTTCTTATTAGAAGACAGAGATTCACGGACTTCTTCGTTGGTGTTTACGCAAAGATACTTTTGCAGACTATGTAAAGCTTCCTCTTTCTCCGCACGGATTGCGGACAATCTCTCCTCTAACACCGCAGAGTTAACGTGCATCACAGGCTCTACGAAGAACCTTAGAGTAAGGTCGATCAGCCTTAATTCTTTTGCGGGTACTTTAGGTAATAGACGCTTGAACAGCCGATACGTCAGGTCTACGTCATTAACGCAGTAGCCGCCATATCTCGCCAGTTCCCAGTCGGTGAAGTCTGCCCGCCGCTTACCCAGCGCGTCATGAACCTCAGTACCTTTAACTCCTAGCGCGTAATGCTCAGACAATGAAGCAAGGGATGCAGACACATGCACCCCCCTAACAAACCGAGCCATGCTCATTGTGTCGGCCCATACTTTCGGATTAACCCCGTAGCGCCACCCAAGGATGGCTGCGTCGAACATCGTGTTATGACACACGATCATTGAGTTAGAGAAGTCAAACTTATTCAGAAAGCCCGCAACGTCGTCACCGCTGTACCACTGGGTTTCTTCTTCGCCTTTCTTAATAGCCAGCCCGATAACTTCAAAGCGCGGGTCGTTAACATACTCCTCGGTCGTCAGCTTAGACAGGGAATAGTCTTTAGCGTAGTAAGTCTCAAGGTCAATCGTGTAGATGCTCATTATCTTTTTGTGGCCTGTTTGTGTGGGGACAATCTTCACAGTAAGGATTCCACCACCTATTAGCGATCTCCCTAGCTACTTCCTTTTTAACTCTTGCCCGTAGAAGATCTTGATACAAACCCTCGATCCACCATATCTTATTGCCGCCCCTCTCATTCATTGGTTATAGCCTCAAGAATACGCTCAAGACTATCAATGTTTTCTTCATTGACAACGAAAGCGAATCCGCCTGATTCACGTATATCTTTTAAATTCTTTTCCTGTAACGCAGTCGGCTTGTTATCTCCAGCTTTACACTCAATGCCAATAAACTTGCCGCGTAAGCAACAGACAATATCCGGTACCCCACTGCGCCCAAACCCGCCCGTCATCGGGTAGAAGTAATAGGCACCGTGAGATTTAAGGATAGATGTCACCTTCTTTTTGACGTTGGATTCGGGCGTCATGCTTTTCCATCTCCGAAATTAGTTTCTCAAGGTACCACTGTGCTTTGCGTACATCCTCCAAACGATTCTTGGATTCGTATCGCCAAAGATATTTAATTACGTTCGCGACACACACGGCTTGGATGCCGGGTTTGTTTACCGTCGCGGCTTTGATTGCTTCGATGCACTCGATGGCCCCATTTTTATAATGCTGGGGGTTGATGCTGTCTTTGCTCATACTCTTTCCTCCGTTTGAGTTTCGCTCTGTACTTCTGTGTACGTTGAGCGGGTGTTAATGCAGCACGGGGTTTGCGAACGTCATCCCTGTTACCGACTCCGTAGACTTTTAAGACGTATCGCTTTTTGTCGTTCATCCGCCACGCGCATATGTAAGCTGACCCTGCCTTGTGCATCTCGCGGGTGTAGCGCAGGACCGTAACGTAATGCAGCCCCGTCCGTTCTGCCAACTCCTCGCAAGTGTACTCACCGGCAAGCATCTCCTTAACAAGATGGGCAAACGACAGCGCGTTAACCTTTACTTGGTTTGGCATTACGCCACTATCTCGTAGTCATGGAACACCGTGCCCAATGCGGCGTCACCGACTTTGCACGGCTTGACCCACACATTCTTTCCACTTCGCAACCTACGCAAGTGCCCGCGCCTGTCGTGCAGTCTTGGTGATGCGTGAGTCCCACCCTTTGATTCACTGATAACTTGCGGTTTCGTCGGTGCGATCTTGACCGTGCGCCAGTCATAGGACGGGAGCTTGCCTTGTGCGATCTTCCTTTTGTTGGTGAACGTCTGAACGACAGATGGCGAATAAGTTTCGCAACCAAGGTTTAGCGAGTTATACCAAAGAGTAATCCAACCCAAAATAAACCTAGAATCCTCTTGAGATAGCTCTTCATTCTCTTCCATCGTCCCATAGCGCACCGTGGTGCCGTCTTCATCAACGGCGTACACAAGCGTCGGCAGTTTGTTTATTGGTTGTCCGTGCCTCCCGTGATACATCGTCACCAAAATACCTTCGCTTGGGTCATCACCTACAACCATGAGAAAAACTTCGTACATGTCATGTTCTTTGTACGACCCGCGATAAACAAGCATGCTTTTTTCAAAAGGGGGCCGGTACTCTAACAGCCAGTCGCGCTTATTGATGTTATCGTTTACTTCCTTAACTACACCGGACATATCGAACCACATCATTTCAACCGGGTCCATGCCTACGGCGGCTGAGTATTTCACTATCTCCCGTATTAGTGGAGTGGTCATTCCTTTCCCCTTGCGCGGATGGCTAAGGCGTTGCCGATCAATACATCTGCGAGCATCGAGTTGTTTTTGCAGGCTTCTGCATTGCGCTCCAAAATCTCAGCACACGCCTCACGTTCAGCAGCGGCGACAAGATTAGCGAAGTGATACCGGGTAAATTGCTCGCCGGCTTTTATAGATTCGGTCAGTGCTTGTTGCCATAGCGTGTCAATGTCGTCGCGGTTCATTCCTTCCCCCTAATCATCTTCCAGCCAATCCTTTTATCCATCACTTTACGTTTGGTCCAGTAGGGCAAAGCCCACTGTACGTTTGTTTCCACGACGATTAGCCGTCCACTGAAATAAACTTTCATCATTTCGCCCACCCCTTCGCCTTGGCAAGCTCACGACAAGCGCACTCGTAATGGGCCGGACCCCATGACCAACAGCCTTCGCCGTGGGTACTTTGTTTGTTGAGTGCGTCACGGAGAGTGTCGGCTTTCTCCTGCGCGGCATACCACTCGCCGTCCCTCAGCATACGGTCAACGCATTGCAGCATCTCCTGTGCAGCTTTAAGTAAGTCGCTCATCCTCGTATCCTCCAATAAGATTTACTAGCCTTGTATGTCACCGTTACCAAACCAAAATCCCAAAGCTGACGCAGTGAACGGCCAACGCCGGCATAACCGACGCCGACCTCATCACTAACTTGCTGAATGGTTTGCGAACCATTCTTTTCTAGTACGCGCAGGATCAGGATCTTGGTTGGGTGCAGCTTAGAACGGGGCGGGTTCGTAGTCATCGACAGACTGACTCTTCCCTTTGTACTTCTTTAGCTCACTAGCTCGCACAACCTCTTGCGCGGGGAAGGGAAACCCATCGGACGATGGGAAGCGAACCACTACATAGCCCGCATTGCCCACCGCCTCGATGACCCCGTGCCGACCGTAGTGTGTGACCCACATGCCGGGAGTGGGGTTCTTCATTTACCGTACCCAACGAACCAACGCCGCAAAAAGGACTTGGGTTCTTCTTTGACCGGGGCGGGCGTAATCGCAATAGCCGGCTTTTGCGATTCGGGTTTCTTGGATTCACTGTGCAACTTAATAAGCTCAGTAACCGCCACGCTTTCTTTGTCGAACTCATGGCCCAGTGTCTTCATGTAAGCACGGGCGGTGCGTGGCACGGGTGAGCGTTTGGTGCGGGGCTTGTAGGTAGCCTTGGACTTAGCCTTGGCTTTGGTCGTTTGCTTCGGTTTGGCGGTGGCCTTTACAACCTTGAGTGTCTGAACCATCTCGTTGATCTCGTTCGTTGGTGTGACTGTCGCAGCTTGCGCGTTCATTACTATTCCTTAACTAGTTAAGAAGTTACTTTAGGTTCTTTAATCCAAAACCTTTTATCTACATAGATTTCTCTTAGTTCTCTTAGCTCCTCCGGTGAAACGTAAAGTAAGTACAAACCAATTCCATCCTTGTAGCCAAGATCCTCCGTGTAGGAGAAGTCTTGTTTGAGTCGAAGGATGTTGAGTCTACCATGCACATTTACAGGAAGGGTAGACAGCTTTGTTTCAATTGTTAAAGGACGGCGCACTAGGTTAGGTGGCCCGCTAAACCGGATGGAAGCATTGCTCCCACCCAGTAGCTTGATTTGTATGTGCGAAGCGTATGGGATATCCAATACTATTCCTCAAAAGAATTCGGACTTAGTGCGGGCCACCGCTACCACACTCGGAGCGAGGCTCTCATCAGAACGCGCCTCCTCTTTCTCATGACTTGTTTGGAGGGTCTTGGGGATGACAATGCTCCGGGCGCAATTCTGCCGACCGGGATAGAACATATGCGGAAGGTTGTGAAGTTTCATGCGGATTAGATTGTTCTCCATGACATAAGTTGGAACCCACGAATAATCACCGCTAAACAAACCTTCGTTGGATGAAGTACCTTTAGCCCGAATCAAATTGTGTACACCGAATACATACGGGTACTCGGTTACCAGTTCCTTGATCTCGTTAATACGGAAAGTCTTGTTTATCCCCGACGCCATAAGATCAGGTTTGCCCGCGATGCTTATATCCTGAACAAGATACTTATGCTCACACACGTAGGGGATCTCCGAGATAACCAAAGATCCTTTCATAAAGTTGCCCATCGTAATTGAGTGTTCACGCCGATTACTAATGACCGTAGCAGCGCGCTCCCTAGTGTCGGTAACCCACGCGGAAAGTTTATCGGTAGGTGAGAAGGATTTACCCTCTTCCAAATCCGTAAACAAATTAACAAGGTCGATTGCTTTATCACTGTCGAGGGCGCTAAAACTAAACTCCATACTGCCCACGCTTATCTTGTTCTGAATACTATAGACAGCTTGCGTAGCGGCCTTCGATGCGAATTGATCCATGCCATGACCCAGCCAGCTACCGTTGTCACGCTTGAGAATAGACATAAGCCCTTCGACGGTATTACTTCTAAACAAGTCAGTAGGCTTACGTTCTTTGTCAATGAACGGTGTTGAGATACAAATGTAGGGGCGGATCTCCTTGCCCGACCTAGACTCATAGTGGAAGACCACGCCCATGGTCTTGCCATCCTTGCCGAACACATACCCGCCATTATTGGACTCGACAACCCCATCCGAAGCCCCCATAGGCTCCATTCCGTACTTAGACCACAGCGCGACCATAGCGTTGCGGCACTGCGTAACCATGTGATTGTCAGAGAACGAACTGAAGGTAGTGACGGATCTATGCAACTCGGGGATTACTATGTGTCCATCCACCTTATCCCTCACCATCTGCGAGTAGTCGTTAAGACGCTGAATAACTTCCGATGCTTTAGTAATAGCCATGATGTAGCTCCAAGGTTAGGGGCCGAAGCCCCGTTGTTAATTAGTTAAAGATAACGCGGCCTTTACCAGCCGGTGCTTTGAACTTCTTATTGCAGTACCCACCACCGATCACAAAAATAGACGGCACGGATACGTTCCACTTAACCGGGGACTCGACCGCACCATCCGAGAACACCACCAAGCAATCGGGCTTGAGCTTGTTGGCAATCATGTAGTCAGACACGCAGCCCATGCGGGTACCGCCACCACCGGGGATGGAGATATGGGAGATGGTGCTTGACTTATCGGAGCGGATGATCTGCTCCTTCTGTACATCAGCGTCCCACCACAGGATGCGAATAACTTCAGGCTTGACAGACTCAGCGATCTTTATAGTCTCAGCTAAACATACGGCTTGGTCGTCGTCGCTCATCGAACCCGATACGTCCTGTGCAATAACAATCTCTTTCGGACGGTGTGCAATGCTAGTGGGCAGGTAAACATCCTGCATGACATAGCGACGATTGAACTGACGCCACGTATACGTGTCCTTGCCCTTGGTGCATGACGTAATGAACTCACGCAGAACCTCACGCCAGTCCACCTTGGGGATAAGAGCGGCGGTAACGCTACGGTTAACATTACCCTTGGCCTTGCCTACTAATAACGAACCCTCACGGATCGCATGATCTACAGCATCAGCCAGCGCAGACTGTTCCTCCGGGGTCATGGACTCGGCACCGTCCCAATCATGTGAATCCAGTCCCGCGCCATCGTCGGGCTGACCGGAACCGTTTCCAGCCTCGGGCTGACCATCACCCTCGTTATCACCCTCACCCGTACCTGACTCACCGTCATCACATGGCTCGCCGTCTTCACCCTCATCGCCCGCCTCTTCACTAAGTAAGTCAAAGATTTCTTTGGCAGACAGGTTGCTGTAGTCGGGGTTATACAGTCCACCCTTGGGCATACGGGCAAAGGCCCCGGTCGGATCGGTGTCGATGATCCAGCCATTTACTACATAGTCCATGGCTTTGTTGGCCCGCACGGGGTCGATCTTGTGCAGGTATTTGTAGCCTGACAGATGCGTGAAGAGGATGTGCCCAGCCTCATGCAGCACAAGGAAGTTAACCTCATACTCATCAAGCGTTGCAACGAACACCTCGTTAAACAACATATCCCGCCCGTTAGTAGCGGCGGTCTTAACCTTGTGCCCCAGCTCAACCATCATTAGCTTACCGATCTGCAAGACTAAGTAAACGAGACAGAAGCTCGGGTGGTTCATGATCTGCGAGATAGCCCGCGAGATGCGGGTGGCTGCATCCAACTCCTCGTAGATGGAGTAAGGGATGAACTTGTATTCTTCGATAGGGGTCATGACAGTAGCTCCAAAGATTAGGTTAAAAACAAAAATAAAAATAACGAATAGGGTGAGGACAGCCCTCACCCTACCCGACCGCATCAACCCGAAGGGACACCCCCGAGGAATACAGGAAGCCCATAGAGGAAGCTTCGCGTAATCGAGTCTGCGATTGGCCCCGTTAAACCACGGTGGCCTTGGTTAACTAGTTAATAAAAACTGATGAACTTACAGAAGCGCGTCGCCGTTTTGTGCCATCCAAGTTACGCACTCGGGCTGACCATTGACGAACTTCTCAAGATGCTTGGCCTTACACACTTTGCGGAAGAACGACATCTGCAAATCCTTACGCTTGAACCGAAGCGTATACGTCACGCAAGCATCAAGCTCACGCAGCGTACTAATTCTTGAAACGCAATTGTTGAGTGTCAACATCGGCCCCACGCCAGTATCGGCAACGGGCGCATTGAGGGGATCTTTAACAATTGTCTCAAAGAGAACCAAGTCTTTGAGAGTGTCGAAGAAAGACAACATCGACATAGACGCCGACATACCGCAAGCCCCGGCAAACATCGCCAGTTGCTCGTCTTTAATAAACTCCTTGCGGTAGTAAGCGATATGGCTAGCCGCTTCAAGCGAGCGAGGGGACACGAACGGCTCGCCGGGTTTGTTGGGGTTGAAGATCATGCTGTAAGTCAGCGCGTCGTCACCCTTGAGATCCTTCTCATCGACACCCTCGTAGTCCACGTAGGATTTGAACACACCGCTGAACTTCTCAGTCCAGTTAATAACGTCGGGGTGGATGTTGTTGTTAAACGCCCAGTCAACCCATCCGTCAAAGTCTTTCTTAATATCAATGGGGATCAGACGGTTGATAAGGTGAGCGGCGAAGTTATCACCCACCCCATCTGCTGCATTGTTGCTAGTGGCAAACACAATCGACCCATCCGGCAGGGGGATGCCGCACAGGATCTTCTCAAGAATAAGGCGGGTGAACGCCAGCAATACCGGCCCCATGCACTTGCCCAACTCATCAAGCATGATGACCTTGGGACGCTTGCTACCCTCGCCAATCAGGCGGAACAGGGAATTGACAAAGAACTCAAGCTGCTTGGATTCCTTGTCCGGCATAGCCATGCCAACGTCGGGCACATCCATGGTCGGACAATCAATGTAGATGTAGTCGTACTTATCGCCCAGTGTTTCCTTGAGCGCGGCCATGATGCTGGACTTGCCGATACCCGGCTCACCACGCAGGAGAAAAGCTTTCTTGGTGCCGAACCGAGCGATCATCTTCGCTGCGGAACGCAGGGTGACACGGGGGGCACGGGCGAAGTTGGTATTGATAGCGGCCATGATTTAGTAGCTCCAGATAATAACGGTTAAATAAAAGAAGAAAGATTAACTAGTTAAACAAAGCTGGCCCACATAGGTGAGCCAGATGATCCACTGCTAACTACTACTTACAACATCCCACGGATACGGGACACACGCTCACGGATCTCCTCACGGGCGAGGGGATCGTTCTTGATGGACTCTTTGAGGGAGTCCACGCTCTTACCCTTAAGCATCTCCTCAAGCTGAACACGGGCAAGCTCCATGTTCTGATCGTCCGCGATATTCAGATGCTTCAGATCGTCCACAAGGGACAGGATTTTCTGTACGGACGTTGTGTGTACAGACGGGGCGCGTTCGCCCTCACCCTTCTCGACCGTAGCCTTAGCTGCCCAATCCAGTGACGCATAAAGCTTGTCCCATGCGAATTGCATAGACTCTTTAATCTGCTCGTTCATCTCAGCGAGCATCGTATCTGCGACCAATCTGCCAACCTCACGCTCGGAGATTGCATCCACGCTAGTCATCTT